TCTGCGCCGCTCGACGGCAAGCGATCTCCTGAACCAGGGGGAAAACCTGGGTGTCGTACAAAGCCAGTTGGGGCATCGCAGCCTGAGCCAAACGGCCAAGTATGCCTGGCTCGCCGTCAAGCCATTACAGGCCGCCCTGCAAAAGCGGACCGATCAGATTATCGGAAAGTGCTCCCTATAGTGGTGGAGTAAGTCCGGATGGCTCTTGCACCTAAGAGAATGATGGTCTAGAACGGAACCCTTACGAAAAGGAGGACACGTTATGGTTCGATGGATCGTGGCCATCGTGGCGTCGCTTGCATGGGCGACCGCTGCGCAAGCGGAAGTGTACATGGCTGGCCAAGTGGGCGGACTTTTCCCCGACCCACTGCGGCATGTCGAATGGAGCAGTGGTGGCGTGACGATCAGAGGAAACGACTTCGCGCAAACATCATCCATCGCATATGGAGGCAAGATCGGGTATTACGCGGCCGCCGCACCATGGATCGGCGTAGAGTCGGATCTCTACTACTCCACCCCCAACTTAAAGCAACAACCCCTGGTGCTCAGCGGGGTGAACCTGGGAACAGCCAACGGTGTGCCGCATCGGTTGTGGACGTGGGCGCCGGCGAACCTCATGCTGCGGGCCAAGCTCGGCCGCTTCGAGCCCTATCTCGGCGGCGGCGTCGCACTGTTCTGGTCGCACCTGAAGTTTGCCACCGGCGACAGCGATGCGGTCAACGCCGGGTTCAACGGGGTGGCTGGCCTCCGGATCAAGCTCACGGACTACCTAGGCATCTTTGGGGAGTGGAAGTACAATTACGCCGAGATCAAGCACCAGAACATCACCAACAGCGGCGTGGACGTGAAGGCGCAGTATAGCGCCCAACTCGCCGTCTTCGGCGTGAGCGTGCATTTCTAACGGACGCCGCTCAGCGCCGTGGCGGCGCGGGCAGGACGTCGAACCGGTCCAGCTCGTGGGGCGCGAGCGTCATGGTGGGCGTGGGCGGCGAGTTCACGCTCGGCCGATCCCAGCGGATGAGCACCCGCCAGTCGTGCGGCATCCCGCGAAATTCGATGATCCGCGCCGTCGCGCCGGCCGCCGCCGGGCCGTAGTCCACCCGCAGACGCAGCCGCATGCCGGCCCGGAGCGACGAAACATCCACCCCTGATGATACGGCCGGCGGATGCCGGAGGGCAACGGCCGCGCAAGTCTACGTATCACACCCTACGGAATCAAAGTTTGCTTGGCCCTCTTGACACTATCATATTATTATAGGATAATCATCACATGATTAGCGTACTACAGAGCCGGCGCAGCGCGAGCCCGACGGGCGCGGCTCTCCACCCCTCGGGCGAGTGAGGTGCAGCATGTTGACCTATCAATCCATATCCGATGTGCTCGCGGCGGCGCAGGCGGCCGGCTCCACCGCTACCACCGTACGAGGCGCCATCAAGTTTCTCGCCTCGCGTCTCGGCCGCATCCGGCAGAGCCCCGCGGTCCGTGAGTACGCCTCGCTCACGGGGCATTGGTCGCGCAACGCCGAGGCGGCCGCCGACTACCGCTATACGCGACGAGGAGAGCGGATCTGCGCCGGACTCGGCCTCCCGACCGATTACGAGGAGCGGGTCTCCGCGCTCCGGCGCGCCGCGGCCTACGCCGAGCAACACGGCGCGCCGGCGATTCCGGCGCGGCTGATCGGCCAGCTGCTCAGCCGCCACGCCTGGCCGGCGGACACGATCGAGCGCTACGCGCTCGATCGTGTCGGACTGCGCCGCGGCGTGCGACTGGCGATGGATGAGGCCGCGCGTACCGCCGCGGCCGCGCTCGCGGACAACTGGCCGCTCAAGCGCGCCGAGTCCCGCTGGGCCGGCGGTGATCACTCGGTGTCGGTCGCGTGGACGCTCGATCCGGCCCGTGTCACGGCCAGCGGCGACTCCACCCGTGTCTGGAGCGATAACGGCAAATGGTCCGGCCACGACTCCTCCGTGTCACTCACAGTCACGGTCCGCGCGCTCGTCAAATTCCCGACGTTGCGCACGCCGGACGGGCAGATCATCCTCGACTACGAGCCGATCCCCGATCGCCCGCGTGTGGCGCGGATCGTCTGGGTGGAGCAGGGGCGCGGATTTGCGGTCCACCCAGTCCGCGGATATCTGATCCGTGGGTATCACGTGGAGGCCACGTCGCTCGATCGGGCTGAGCGCCGAGTGCGCGAGATCCGCCGTAGTGCGTGCGCTAAAATGCTGGCCGCGCGGACTCAGCGGCGACAAGATCGCCAGGAGTACGGGCACGTGTGGGTCGGCGTGGCCGACTCGATTGCGGGCGGCAATTGTCCCTCCGGCACGGAGGCGTACCGGCAGCAGCTCTGCCGCGAGGTCGGCGGCGAGATTGGCGGAGTCCGCGCAGACTGGTTGCTGGCTCGGCGTCGCGATACATACACACTGCGCGCCGTGCGGGCCGCGCTGGTCCGCTCAGGCCACCCGCTCGCGGAGATCGCCGGCTGATATGGCCGACCCGCAACTCGTCCAGCGTCTCACTGAGGCGGTCCGGCTCCTGCGGGAGTCGGGCCGCCATTTTAAGAGCCGCCAGGTCGCCGAGGCCCGGCGGCTCATCGAGCAAGCCCTCGCACAATTAGGAGGAGGATCACCCGATGCCCAAAAAACCGACCAACGGCAAGCCGACGATGACCCCGCGCAAAAAAGCCGACCCCAAAAAACCGATCTCGATCACGATTGAGCCGCAAGTGCTGGCCTGGGTCGATGAGCGCGCCGACGTGCGGAGTGAGCAGATCAATGGCGACCTCGCGCGCTATTACCGGTTGCTTGCCGAGATCCGGCCGACGTTGCGCGAGCGGTTTTCGCCTGAGGAAATCAGCCTGATTTTGGATAGCTGTAATGGCTGGATGATGGATTTTTCGTCGCCCCAATTTATTTGGGCCAACGTCGCCGACTCCATCCGGCTCAATCAGCTCGATCAAAAATGGGGCGTGAGCAAGCCGGATGACCTTGTCCAGCGCCTGCGCGGCCTCTCGCTCTTGGAGTCGATCGCACTGGCTGACGCGATTACCCGCTGGTGGCACGCCGTCGGCGAGGGCGACCACACCCGCGATCCGGCCCGGGCGCTCGATTGAACACTCACGCCGGCGCCGCGCTGACCGCAGACGTCTGCAGTCCCTCACCGCACTTCGATCTGTTGCTCGGCCTGCACCCAGCAGAGGACGGTCTGCGGATCGAGAAAGTCGATGGTCGTGACGGCCAGGCGGACCATGCGCTGGTCGGGCGTCACCAGCGGCTGCCAGTAGCCGCGCTCGCCGCCGCGGCAGGGGGGGAAGCCGGCCGCGAGGAAGTGCGGCGCCGGCGGCTCGAGCGGCGGCCGCGACGTCAATCGAAGGTTCGCCGCCGGCAGGATGAAGCCCGACTGCCGCCAGCGCCGGCAGCTGCGGAGCTCGAGCTGTAGGCGGACGACCTTCTCCTCCATCGTTAGCCGCTCGGCGACGAAGGCCGCGCTCACCGACACGCAATCCTGGCGTTCCACCGGATCGCACCGCGCCGTGTCGAGCCCCGGCCGCTCAGGCGGTAGTGCGCTGCAGCTCGCGATACTGAGCCACACAGCGATCGACGGCGGCCCAATCTTTCTCAGCCAGCGCCCGCTTGCTCGCCTCATGCAACGCCTCCAGTTTGCGTTCCACGCTCGCCCGCGCGTAGCCGTCCGGATCCATCGCAAAATATTTCAGCAGGTCGTCGAGGAATGTCGCGACCGCGCCGACGTCGCCCATCATTGCCCGGCCGGCTCTGCAGACGTCTGCACTGGGGCCGCCGGCGTGACGGTCTTCTTGATCAGGTCGACGTTCTCGGTCACGTCCTGGTAGATCTTCCCGGCCGTGTCGATCGCATCGTGCGCGATCTTCTGCAGCTGCTCGACCGTATGCCCGCAGGCGGTCAATCCGAAGGCCAACACGCAGAGGAGCACGGCCGCCGTCGCCGGCTTCTTCATCCGCGAGAGAATGCCCCAGAGCAGCTGAAACACGCTGTTTGACTTGACGGCCGGAATCATCGCCAACGCTTCACTCAGCCCCCAGAGCGCCAACAACAACGCCACGCCGGCATCGGTATGCAGAAAGCGGATGACGGCCGCCACCCAAGACCCCTCGGCCGCCGGCACCGGCGCCTCCTGCGCCAAGCCCGCGAGCGGCCACATCGCCGTCAGCGCCACACACAGAATCATGACCATCGCGCTTAACCGTGTCATCGTGGTCCCCCTTGGTTAATGCCGCTCCAGTTTGTCGCGCAGGCTGCGCGGCATGGTGAGCTTGAGCTGTTCCCGCTCCTCGCTCGTCAACGTGATGATGTAGTTCTGCTCCTGGAGCGTGTCGTTCATCGAGCCGATCTCGCCCTGCAAGACCTTATGGTCTTGACGGGCCTCCTCGATGCTGTGCCACAGCATGTACCCCACGACGATGAGACAGACGACCGTGATGAACAGATAGATCGTCTCGCGGCCGTTGATCCGCGCCGTCAGTCCGCCGAACGATCCTTCGAGCGAGTCCCCCATCGGTCCGTCACCGTCCTTTCTGGCGCGTCCTGCGCCGCGTGTCCCCCATCGGACACTGATACACCGCGTGATGATGGCCCCCGTCGTGCGGATACGTCGCGCCGCAGCGGGGACAGCGATAGAGTTTCGCCACACTCAGACGGCCGCCGGCGCCGTCCGCTTCCCGTCCGCCAGCCGGCAGACGAGGTTCACGGCGTCGAGCGCCTTCGGATGGTTGAAGGACAGATAGATCCAGCCGCCTTTGCGCGCCGTCTCCAATTCACCCAAGCCGAATTCCTTGAGCAGCCGCTCCTCCTCGAGCTTCACCGCGAGCCAGCGCGACGGCAGAAACCGAAACTCTCGGCAGTCGACATGAAACGAGGCGCCGCTATAGATGCCCCATGAACAGCGCGGCACCCGCGTCAGCGCGAGGAACACCTGCGCGAGCGGCACCGACGGACAGCAGGCGTCGATGGCCGTGGGTTGATGCGGATGTGCGCCGCGGATCAAGTGGATCGGCGCGTCGAGATGCTCGCGCAGGACCTTCAGCCAGAACATCGTCTCGTAGTGGATCGACGTCCACTCGACCGGCGTGCCGTTCAGGTACCGCTCGCCCGGCCGGAAGTACGGTCCCAGGGTTTGGAGCTCAGCGGGCGTCATCGTTTACACCAGGCTCCGATAGATCACCGCGATTTCGGTGCGCGCTTGCGCCGGCGTGACGCCGAACCGCTGGGCGCACCAGAGCGCCACGGCCTTCAGGAGCACCTGCCCGTCGAGCTGCTCCGTAGCGTCGGCCGCCTTCTCCTGATCCGTCTTGGGCGGCAGCGGCACCCAGGCCGCGCCGTCCCAGCGCGTGCCCTCCGGCGGCGGCGCGTCGGCCTCCAGCAGATCGTGCACCGCCGCGTCGTAGCTCGCCGGCATGCCGTGCCGCACATACTCGCGCACCCGCCCGGTCGTTTTCTCACAGCAGATTGCTCCCATCAGTTCAACCTCCCTCGTGTGTCGATCCATCCGAGTGTATTGAGGTAGAGCGTCGTCCCGGCATCGGAGCCGGCCAGCCGTGACCGCACTTGGCGCGACGTGTTCGTGCGCACCTCCAAGGGGCCGGCCTGAATCCCGACTCCGGCCGAGACGATGATGCCGACGGAGCAGCCGGGCGTCGTGGTATGCGCCGGGGTCTGATCGTCGACGTCGGGACACGACACGTAGGCCTGGTTTTGACTGACCGAGCTGCCGATGCTCAGCCCCACATTCAGCCTCGCAATGACGCTCAACCCGGCTGGCACGCTGAGCGTCCGGAGGACCGCTGAGGATCCAGGATTGTTGGCCGACACGTCATTGACGGCCGCCTTGCGGAGAAACAAGTCCCCGTCCTGCACGAAGGCCACGATCGCCGCGCTCTCGCGCAGAATGCTGCCGATCCGGCGCTTATTCGTGCCGCCATCCGGCAAGGTCGGCGTGAGCGATTGGCTGAAGCAATAGTCGTCCGTTCCGCCGGATCGCCGGAAGGCATAGACATGCCACGTCCCGTTCGCGAGCGCCTCGCTCGAAATCCGGCCGCCCGCCGCCGAGCCGGCCGCCCACACGGCATCGAGCTGCTTGGTCATCTGTCCGGGATTCAAGAGCACCCGGTTTGCGTCCACCGCATCGTCGGACGCGCAACTCCCGGCCGCGACATCGATGTCGTTGACGGCATCCGTGCCGTTGTTGGAGAGGGTCATGCCCCAGAGGTCCCCGCGCGGAATGGCCGAGAGCCCCAGATTCGTGAGGCTCAGCCGGCCGACCGTGATCCAGGCGCTGTTGGCCGCGTTGCGGATTTTCAGCAGATCGTTGGTGGTGTCAGCCCACAGCATGTAGGCGTAGGTCGTGCTCGGCGCCGAGGTGCCGCTGTTGTTGGTGACCAGCGTGTTCAATCCATTGTTCAGCGCCGCGCGGACGGCGGCGCCGGTGCCGTTTGGGACGACCAGTGAATTTTGCGACATGCGTCCTCCTTACCCGTTAGAAGCTGGCACCAGGTGCCACTCATGGCCGTTATCGCCCAGCAGCGCGATCTCGCCCGGATCTGTGCAGGGAAACCGAGGGCCTTCCGATCGACGCGGATCTGGCGTGCGCAGAATGGCGATGTCGCCATTACAACCGAAGCCTTCCCCGATGACGGCGAAGTAGCGCAGCTCCTCCAGCTGAATCAGGTGGATGGTGGTGCGCTTTGGCCATTCGCGGCGCAATTCCTCCGGCGTGAAATACACCGGCCTTCCTGGCCGGCTAAGGGCCTCGTTCAGCAGCCACCGGCTCGGCATGGCTTGCCCGAAATCGAGCAGCGTGCCACCCAGAAACCGATCCGGCTCAGCCAATATCGCTTTGACTGTCTCGTCCATTTAGTACCCCACTGCTGTCCAGTTGACTGACCGGGCCACGCCGGCCCCGCCGTTGCGCACCAGCACGTCGAACCCGGCCGCACTCTCGTTTGTCAGCTTGGCATCGTCCCCGTCCGTCGCATTCACGATCGTGATGTGGACCGTCGGCTTCGCTTGAAACGCGGGGCTGTACGTCACCGTCAAGCCGGAGGCCCCCACGCTGACATTGTCTCGACTCTCGATCCGGTCCGGCATATCGACCGTGATGTCCAGCGCCGTGAGCACGGCGGTCACTTGATCCGACGTCGTGCTGAGCGCGACGCGGAACTTGAACTTCCGGCCGACGTACTGGCCCGGCACCAGATTGAGCCAGGCCCCGAACACCCCGTCGTTGCCGGCGATGGCGACCTGCAGCCGCACGTCGACGAAGGCGCCGTAGCTGCCGTCGAGCGTGGCCAGCGCGTCGAAGTCGGGCACGGCGTCGATGAGCGCGTTCGGGTCTTCGCCCCGCGCCTCATAGGTCGCGACGATCCCGACCAGCTTGGACGTCCCCAGATCGATGATCTCGCTCGCGGCGATTTCATACGTGCCGCTGCTCGCCACGCCGCCCCACGCGTCGATCAGGCCGGGCTCGGCATCGAGATCCGCGATCGCGTCGAACAGCGCCGTGCCGCCGAGCTTCACCACCCCATCGGTGACGACGGCGTCGCCCGTGACGGTGCCCGGCCAGCCGGCGCCGTCCTCGTCCAACGTGACGACGACGTTCTGGGTGAGCGCCGAGCCGGTGACGGGAAGCGAGGTCGGCACGATGGAATAGGCTCCGCTGCTGTCGCGCGCGGCGATCCAATAGGTCCCGTCGCCGGCCGCCGGCACGCGAGTGAGCGGCGTGCGGCCGAGGATCACCCCCGCCTCCCACGTAGTTCCTTTCCGCAGCTCGTACTCGATGGCGTTCACCCAACTGACCGGCGTCCACACCAGATAGGCAATGCCGCCTTCGAAATATTGCGTGAACCCGGTCACATCGGGCGGGTGCACTTCCCCCGTCACGATGGACGCGGTCGGCGCCGTGCTCTTGTCGCTTTCCACGCCGGCGGTCGACAGGCTCGTCACCTTCACCGAGAGGAGCGTGCCGGAGGGAATGCCGCTGATGGGAAACGCCCCGTTGGACGATTCGCCCAGCAGCACGTCCACGCCGCTGTCGGTGCGATAGATCCGGGCCGTGGCGAAATTCAGGGACCCTGGCGGGGTGAACGACACCCAGACCGACTGCGGCGTGAGGTCCTGCTCCAATAACACCAGATTCTTCACCGGGCCCGGCGGCCCGGCCAATTCACCGAGAGCGCTGTAGTTGAGCTGGTTCACTTCCGGCACCGACGAATCGTCGTAGATCGACGCCACGTACTCCACACAGGTCATCCGCGCATTGAGATGCTCGGTCCGATCGATCTGGATGATCCGGAACGGCTTCGTCGAGACGCCGACGGCGCCGAAGGCCCAGACTTCTCCGTCCACCGGCGTGGTCGTCCAGGTGCCGGCAATACCGAGCGTGCTCACCGTGCCGGGTCCCGTGGTGACGCTCTTGATCTCGACCGTGTCGTCGGCATGCCGGACGAGCACTTCGTAGCTCGTGGCCGGCGCGAGCGTGACCGGGCGATCGAGGACGATCGTGTTGCTCGTGGATCCCGCTGCGGCCCGACCGCCGAAGCCCCATTGCGGCACGTCGTGCTGAAAGCGGATCACGTCGCCCGGCTCGCAGCGCACAGCGTCGATCCCCACGTCGAACATGATGGTGCGGGTGATGTCCCGGTTGATCGCGCGATACAGCCGGGCCATGCGGGCCGCGTGGCTCGACCGGGTGATGCCGTAGAGGCTCACGCTCTGCCGGCGCGGCGGCTCACTGTTCGTGAAGAGGGCGGGATCTTCCAGCACGATCATGTCCTGCTGGTAATTGTTCGCCGCGTTCAGGAACTGCACTTCGAAGATATTGGCCCGCTCTTTCAGCGGCATGAAGATCTCTTCAAAGCTGTCCTTGACGATGTTCGCCATGGCGAAGAGTTGCACCGGCGTGGAGGCCTTTTCCACCTTGATGCGGATGTAGCTCCCGAGCTTGAGCGGGGCGGCCTGCCCCAGCCCGCAGATCTTGTTGATCGCCTCCCAGATGCCCTGGCGATCCGCATCGAAGACCATGTTGACGGTGGCGCGCTTCTCCGTGCCGCCCTGGCCATCCGGCACGAGCTCGTCGCAGAAGGCCGCCCAGTCGAGGAAGCTCTGAATATCCAAGTCGGCGGCGTGGAGCTCATAGTCGAGGCCTGCTTGCGTGAGGCCCGCCCAGTTCGCCGTGAGGGTGATCTGCTGGAGCCCCACGTTGAGGCTCAGCACCGTGCCGAGGCGGCCCTGCCCGGGAATCACCAGCTGCTGGCCCTTTCTCACATTGTTCGCCGTCCAGCCCGTGCCCGTGCCCTGCACGACCGCGCTGCCGTTGTTCACCTGCACCGTCCCCGTGCGGTATTCCGTGGGCCAGACGAACCGGCCCATGCCGTAGCGCGGGTTGGTCAGCATGTCGAAGACGACCCACGCGGGATTGTCCGACCAGGCGACGGTGTACTGCGTGGAGCTGCTCCAGACTTTGACCGTGACGCCGGTGACGAGGCTCGTGACTTTCGGCACGCTGCTGGTGAGCAGATTCGTCGCGAGCGTTTTCACGGCGAGCAGGGCCACGTTGGGATAGACGAAGCCGTGGTTGATGATCTCGGTGACCGCCGCGCGCTGGACGGCATCCACCAGGCTGGCGCTGGCCGATTCGGCCGTGGTCCGGCGCACGCGGATGTCGTACTGGCCGGCGGCCAGGCCGTCCACCCTAATGGATCGGCGCAGCACGGCCCGCTTGGCGTCGGTGTAGGTGACGCGCGGGCCGGTCGTCCACCCCCCGGCCGATGAGAGTTTGTAGTCCACCTCGATCGAGACCGAGGCGCTGAAAAAGCCGCCGTTGTTCCCCAGCGCAAACAGGCCCTGCGGGAACTCCAGCTTGACCTCGAAGGCATTCAGATTCGTGAGGGTCGTCGTGTACGTGACGAAGCTGGTGGTGAGGGACAGCAGCGCCTGCACGGTGGTCGCCGCCGCGTCCCCGAAGAGACCGATCGCGGGCTGCGTGTTGGTCCCGAGCCGCGTCTCCGTCGTGACGGAGGCGAAATTCGCCACCGGCTGCTCGTTGATCTCGATGCCGCTGACGCCTCCGATCTCGCCCTCGCTGAGCGCGAGCAGCATGTGCAGCACATCGTGATCGTCCTGCGTCACCACCGACGAGGCGATCGGCTGCCCGCCGACGCGATGCGTGCCGTAGACCACCGGAATGGGCGCGCCGACGCGCGTGCTGTTCTGGATGCCGGCGAAGCCATAGGTGGGCGAGCCAGCTTGATCGCCCACGGACGAGCCGCTGGGGCTCGCCGGATCGCCGGGCTTGCCCATCAACAGCTGCGAGGCACCCCCCGCCGCCATGCCAGCTCCCATGGCCATCAAAAACATCCCGAGCGGCGCCGCCGGCGTGAAGGACAACATGAGCCCGGCGGCGAAGGCGATGCCGCCGATCAAGAACTTATTGGCGAGCTTCCCAAAGTTGCCGTAGCGCGGATAGCAGAGCAGCTCGGTGCCGGGCAGGATGAGGTGCCGCGGCCACTCGGGCGGATCGAGCACACGGCCCGAGGCCACCACCACCCAGGCCTCCGCTGTGACCTGCGCGGGCAGGACCTCGGAGACATAGCGGCCCGGCTCGATCGCCACACGCTCCGCGGAGGCCGCGCCGTCCAACGGACGGGCGATCAGCGCCAGCTCGGCCGTCGGCCTGGTCTGTTCGTCACCGGTAGTCATAGAATCCGACGATCCTGTCGACCCACGGCGCGCGGTCGAGGCGCGAAACGATCACCCCGGCCCCATCGTCGCCCACATGGAGGAACCGCTGCGCGTCGAGACAATAGCCCACATGCGCCGGGACGCCGCCGCCCGGCACGAGCTCCACCACGAGGCCGGCCGCCGGTTCGCTCGCGCGCACCCAGCCGGTGAGCTTGGCGAGAATCCAATCCTTCGCCGCCATCACCGCCACGTCCGACGTGAACGGATCCGGTACGGTGAGGCCCCGCCGGCGGAAACATTCCATCACCAGTCCCCAACAGTCCAATCCTCGCTCGGCCTCACGGCCTCGCGGAGCCCCCGGCTGATACCGCCCGCCCAGCCGGAACGGGATGCCGATCAGATCGTCGATCACCAGTGGCGTCATGTGATTCTCCCCGTCACGCCGGGCAACAGGGGAAAACCGCCGAAGCGCGGAATGTTGGTATGCGCGCGGCATCCGTTCGCGCCCTCCAAGATTTTGTCGCAGGTGGCCAGGCTCCCCGCATAGCCGCACTCGGCGCTCTTGTAGATCCAGCGGCAGTGGTCTCGGAGGAACCGGCCGCCCGGAAAAATATGCGATTCCATCCGCTCATGCCCCAGCACGAAGGTCGCCACTTCTGCGCGGACGCGGACGGCCGTGATCTCGTAGCGCTCGTCCACGGCGAGCGCCGTCGCGTCGGCCAGATTGGCGCTGTGCACGTATTGCAGCGTGACGCGCCGACCGCGCACGTCGTTGACTTCGAGATAGGCGCTGATCTCGCGCGTGACGTTGGACAGCGTGACCGTCACGTCCGGCAGGCCGCCCCGGCTGTCCTGCTGCACCTGATCGATCTGCATGGGCCAGGGCTGATAGGCGACGCCGTCGAACGTGATGCTGGCCGGATTGGGCGTGAGCCGGAGGATCGTCCCGTCGGCGATGTCCACACTGACGAGCGCGAGCCAGGCGCCCGTGTCGGCCAGCTTGTTGGATTCCGCGATGAGCGCCGACGTCAGCGATTTCATCTATCGCACCCGCCCGCCCCGCGCTGCGCCGAGACGCGCGCCTTCCCGCTGCTCACCCGCCCGCCCCGCGACGGCCGAGACCTCGCCTTGCCCGTCATAGCGCTTCCTCCAGCTCGATCGGGCCGATGTTGAAGCCGCTATTCGCCTGGCCGATAGGGACAATCGGCGGCGGATTCTGCTCGTCGTGATCGAAGCGGCACGAAATGACCGCGCCGGTGCGCGGGTTGGTAAAGTCGAAGACCGCGGCGCCGCCTTTGTGCGCGTCCCAAAACGCCTCCCACGTCGTCACATCGGCGGCCGGGACCTTCTCATGCAGCAGGCGGAACCGCCGCGGCGCCGTCGTGCTCTCCGAGCGGGTCTGCACGTAACCCTGGCCGTAGTGCGTTCGGAGCGTGCGGTAGGCCCGCGGCAGCTCGGCGAAGTTGCCCAGCGCGATGGCGATCGAGGGATAGGCCGCCATCTAGGCCCCTCCCAAAAGCGGGCGCAGATCACGCCGGTTGCGCAGAATCACATCGAGCACGAGGCCGTCGGCCGCACGGCGTTGATTCACCACGGCCGTCGTGTCCGCCGGCGCGTTGTGGATATTCACCGTGACGTTCCCCGCCTGCGCCATGGCATAGGGGGAAAAGCCGCGCTTGATGTCCGCCACGTCTTTGCGCGAGAGGACGAATTCACCGGGCGTGAGCAGCGCCGGCACGGTGTCGCGATTGCCCGTGCCGAGCACCGGCCCGCCCATCGCGAAGCGCTGAACCAGCATGCCGCCGGTGTTGGCGCCGAAGCCGAGCCCCTGCAAGACAAACTTGACGGCGAGCTGCGCCGCGATCTGCGCGGCAATCTGTTTCACGAAATCGAGCAGGCCCTTCAGCACATCATTCAAACTCTTGACTCGCCCCTCGAACAGATCGAAGAAGAAGTTTCGGAACGACTGCTCCATCGCCTGCGCGGTCCGCCGCGCCATGTCGGCGGCGAGGCCGAAGCCCGACTTGGTGTCCTGCACATAGCGCTCCATGCCGCGCGCCCAGCCGGCGAAGATATCCTCGGACGCCTGCTCGTTCGCCGCCGCCACGCGGGCCAGCGCTTGCAGCTCGATGGTCTCCTTTTGCTGCGCGGTGAGCGTGGTGCGGGCCAGGATCTGCTGCGCGAGCTGCTCGTCGTGATTCTGCCAGGCGATCAAGAGCCGCCCGGCCTCTTCGGTGGTGAGCTGCGTCTGCATGGCCAAATTGGCACGGACGAGATCCAGCTCCTTCGCATGGCGACGCTCGGCCGACCCGCCGACTTGGTCGTAATAGGCCACCCACGTCTGCAGATTCTCGACGAGCTGCTGCCGCTCGCTCGCGGCGGCCGCGTCGCGGATCGAAACCTCCAGCTGCGTCTGCTCGACGATCATCCGCCCCAGCCGCTCCTGCGCGGCCTCGTCTTCCTTGCGGAATTGCTCGCGCCGGTCGAACGCGAGAAAGTCTTGGTTCGGCCCCTCACTGGATTCCCGCGCGAGGCGGTTCTGAATTTCCAGCGCGCGGTTTTCGGCGAGGAAGATGTCGAGCTTCGCTTTGCCGGTGATCTCATTCCAGAGGGCGATGTGCTTTTCGCGCAGCTGCTCGCCGAGACGCACTTGCTCCGCAGCCTGCTTCGCCTGCTCCGGCGACATGAAAAACGGATCGTCGAGCACCGCTTTGTCAATACCCTCGGGCTTGGGGAGAATCCTGAGATTCTTCCCTCCATCCGGTGGCTTGACGACACCGACTTGCGGCGCGTCGATCTTATTGAGCCCCGCGATGGCCCTGGCCGCCTCGCGAGCATCGGTAATGATCGTCGTGAGCGCATGCGCGATAGCGTCAAACGTGGGGATCAGTGCGGTGCCGGCATCGTTGGTCACGCCACGGATTGCGCCTTGCAGCTTGGTCAGCTCATCATTGAAGTGTTCGGCGGCGCGGGCCGCCTTGTCGCTCATCACCAGGCCAAGCTTCTCCGCCTCGGTGAAGGCCTCCCGCATGTCCGAATTGAGGAGAGGGATCACGTCTTTGCCGGATTTGCCGAGCGCCTTCATGGCGAGGGCTGTTTTCTCCGGGCCGTCCGGCATGAGCCGGAACTTGTCGTTGAGCTCAAGCAGGACCGCGGTGGTTCCTTTCAGTTGCCCGTTCGCGTCCGTGGTACTGATGCCCAGCCGTTCGAACGTGCGTTGCGCCTCGACGTTTCCCTGCGAGGCCTCCAGCATATTTTTCGATAAGAACCCGACCGAGGCGGAGAGGCCCTGAAGATCGGTATCGGACAGCCTGGCGGCATGCTGCAGACGAGCCGTGTCTTCGACGGTGGTGCCGAGCTTCTGGCTCATCTTGACCAGTTCATCCCCGTAATTCGCCGTGCTCTTGGCGATGGCGAACAGCGCCGTGCCGGCGGCGGTCACCTGCGTTTTCCAATCCTTGATGAAGTGGGTGAACGACCCGAGCGCCCCCTGCGAGTTGCGGAGTTCGCTCTGAAACTGATCGGCGACCAGCTTGAGCACCAGCGCGAGCTCGCGATTTTCGGCCATTAGGCGGCTCCTCCCGGCGCCGTGAGGGTCGGCGCCGCCCCCTGCGCGGCCGCCGGCGTGGGCACGGCGCCGAGCGCGGTCGAGCATGCCGGCGCCGCGCCGAACACCGTGGCGATCTTGATGAGGTTCAGGACAATCACTTCCAACTGCGCGCTCAGACTGCCGCTGCCGGCGAGCAGGGCGCGGAGCTCGATCGCCGTGGTGAGCGCGCCGGCGAGGGAGGCGCTGCCGGCCAGCTGCGCGGCGAGGCGGATCTCCGTCGTCAGCTGCGCGGCGAGCGTGGCCGAGGCGGTCAGTGCCGAGGCGAAGCGGATGTCCGTGGTCAACGCGCCGGCTAGCGACCCGGAGCCGGCAAGTTGCGCGGCCATCGTAATCTGCGTGGTGAGTTGCGCTGCGAGCTGCGCCGAACCGGCGAGCGCCGCCGCCATGGTAATGTCGGTCGACAGCGCGCCGGCCAGCGACCCAGCACCGGAGAGCACCGCGGCGAGGGTCGTGTCGGCGCCGGTCGCCTGCTTAATATTGATCGCCGCTTGAAACGCGGCAAAGCCCGAGAGCGTCCAGCTCATCGTCACGCTCGCGGCCCCTGGCTCGGTGGAACCGTTATTGACATTGGCCGCGTTGCTCAGTGGCCCCCAGCGCAGGGTTTGTCCTGCACCCACAGCCGCATCGCCAGCCTGATCCATGAGGTGGTCAATAACTAGATCGTTCGTCGCCCCGTCAGTAATCGTCACGCTGCGATTGCCGGACCCTTCGGACACGCCTGCCGTACCGAGCGGCGTCGTTTGGTGCGCGCCCGTGACACGGGTATAAGCTCCACTGGCCCGCGCCGTCCCGCCACCGAACGTCAAGACGCAATTGGCCGTGGTAGCCGTCGGATTGACACGGTGCCACCATTCGATGATTTGATCGCCGCCGGCATTCGTGTGGCGGCTCTTGAGGGTCAGGCTTTCGGTGCCGTTAAAGACGATACTCGCGCCCGTCCGCCCACTGGTCTCAATACCGACTGAGGCGATCAACACACGATCCGACCCGGCCGCCACCGCTACGCTAGTCGTCACAGAGGATGCGAGCGTGCTTTGGTGGAATGTTGTGGAAGCGACAAAGGCAACGGGCACTAGCGCTTCTCCATGAGATTGTCGACGACAATAAACGAGGGCCGGTCATCAATCGTGACCGCCCCCGTGATCGCGTGGCGCTTGACCGAGGCTCTCGGGACACTGTGATAGTCGACACGCCCAGGTATCCGCTCGACGCCGATCAGATAGTCGAACTCGTCTTCGAACAGGTCGCCATGCTCAAAGTGTTGCAGACCGGACGACAGCACCGGGCCCTCGAAACTCCGATCGTGCCTCCATGCGGGATCAGGAGGGGCGGGCAGGAATTGCGGCTCGGCCGCCATGCGGCGATACTCTGCCTGGCTGCATTCGGTCTGCCGGAGTGAGCCGTCGGGGAGGCGCCACACATGCCACCATCCGGTCCGGACTTTTGTGACGAGACGAATGGGCGTCGGCATGCTTACCTCCCACACACTAGAATGAGCGCCCGGAGATGCTGCAAGTAGGCCACCATCTCTCGATTCGTCGGATACTGCGGCCGCGCGAACTCAGGCTCCGGCGGTATCAGCGCACCTTGACCGCAGGAGCCTGCGGAGGGACCGCGTCGAACGGTTCCACATTGGAAAATGCGCCAACGTTCGCTGCGGTATCCACCGCCCGGACCTTGATCTCGCCCCGCGTGCCCGGCGTGAGCGTCCACGAAACGGGCGGTTGCGGCGTCCCCGACGGCGCCAGGGGACTCTGCGGCACCTGCGCGACTTTGCTGAACGTGCCGGCCGAACAGCCGGACGCGAGGCACGTGAACACTTCATAGTGCGCCACGTCGCCGGCCGGATTGCTCGCCGACACGTCGCCGGCGACGCGATCCCACTCCGCGATGCTGTGCGCCTCAGCGGACGGGTAACCCAGCAGCGCGCCGAGCAGCGCGCCACCGACGCATACGATCACGCCCATTCGTTTCCACATATCGTGTCCTCCAATAGTTTGCCGGCCGTCTGGCCTCATAGAACCCGCTTTCCTTCCGACACTGAAAACAGCGGTCGAAATTGCTGTGATACTGGATCGTGTGCCGCCGGCACCCGCACCAGATGATCGACCGCCCGCGCACGGGCTTACGCGAACGTGACGTCCAGCGCGCCGGTCGGGAAGTTGGGCGCCGGGTCGCCGTTGTTCACGGTCTTACTGTTGGTCAGCGCGCCGTAGAGCAGCATGTTGCCGGCGCTCGTCGCGTCGAAGATGGCACAGTGCGTGATCACGCCCCAGTTCGCCGTGGGCGTGGGAAACGTGAGCGCCGCCGCGTTGTCGGTGAGCCCGTCGGTCGAGCTCGCCGCCGTCCAGTTCGCGTCCAGCGGATCGCGCTGCACGCGGGCATAGCTGCCGCCCGAGACTTCCGTGCCGCCGCCCGCTTCGCCCGGCGCCGCGGTAAACAGCCCCACGGCGAGCACGGTCGGTTTGGTGAAACTCCCGGTCCGGAAGATATGCTTCCGGATTTCCGCTTCGAGATAGTCGGTCATCTGCGACATGCTCTAGTCCTCCTCTGCTCAACGCTCGGCGATTAGGCGACCACCACGGGCGGCAGGCCCTTGCGCTTCCAGTCGCGGGCCCGCTCCAGATCCTTGTCCGTGAGCGCATCGGGCCAGTGCTCGACCGCCTCGCCGTAGCGCGTGACGAGAAAGCCGGCGAGCCAGGGCAGATAGTTGTGATGCACCTTGATGCGCGCCGTGCCCTTGGCCGCGGCCATCTCCACCGCCCAGGTCTGCAGGTACAGCGGAATCGTCATGGTGGTGATCCGCGCGGCATAGGCCCGCGCGCGCTCGATGCAGATGGCGGCGTAGGTCTTCGCATCGGCCTCGTTCATGACGCGCGCCGCGACCAGCTCGTCCTCGATCTTGTAGGCCAGCACCTGTTCCTGCTCGGTCATCTCCGCGATGGTCAGCATGGGTCCTCCTAACTGGCTTTGCCTAAATTGCGCACGGGAAAGTGAAAGAGACACGGCAGTTGTTTCGACCCGCCGTAGGTCGCCAGCACATAGGCCTCATGCCATTCCCACGCGCCGACGGCCGGGGCGGGACTCTGCACGATGGCGTTGTCCGCCGGCTCGAGCGTGATGTGGAGGCCCTTCGTCCCGGTGCCGCCGCCGGTATACGCACCGCTCCCGCTGGAGCCCAGCAATTCGATGGTGTTGGGATCGACGACCTGGATCACCCAGTCGCCGTTCGCGCCCTTGAGCCCGGCGACGTTCCGCACCGCATATAAATCGCCATTGGCGAGTCCGTGGCCGCTCACGGTCAACCGGATGGCATTGTCGGCGGTCAGCGTTGCCCCCGTGACGGTCTGGTTGTTCCCGATGGAGCCGCGGCCGGTGTTGAGAATGTTGGTATCGCTCACGGCGTTGATGCCGCCGGCCGGCAGCGTCGTGTCGTCCTTGAGATGCAGCCAGAGCTTCAGCGCCGTGAGCTGGCTCGCCTGGATGACCTGCCCGGCCTCGTCGGTCAGCACGGCACTCAGCCGGCCCGTGCTCTTCTCGTTGAAGACCAGCTGACGCCCGTCCCGCGTTTTGAGAATGAAGACGTTGTCGAGTACTGGCGGCATCGCTCCCCCGTTACCCCGTTTACCCCGTGATCCCTTCTCACCCGCCCGCCCCGCGCTGCGCCGAGACGCGCGCCTGCCCGCATCTCAATTCGGGCACGTCCGGCAGGCGGTCGCGAGGCCGTCGCCGAAGGTCTGCGTGCACTCCGCGACGCAGACGCCGCCGCAAAACTCCCCGATCCGTTGGTCCCGCCGGGCGGCCGGCCGCTCGCTCAACCAGGGCAGCTCGACGCCGCACCAGCCAAGGATGGCGCGGTCGACGCTGGCTCGCTCGATGCAGCGTTTGAGGTACGGATCTGAATCAGCGGGTCCCCATCCGGTGAGGATGGGCTCGAGCTTGGTAACGTCGCCGTCGGTGAGGGCGACGAGGGCCCGCTCGACCCAGTCGCTCCAGGTACAGGGGACAATTTGGCGGCCTCGGCCTCGAAGAGCTCCTGCAGCGCGCGGCCCGGCAGCAGCATCGCCATCTGATCCGGCCGACAGCAGAAGAAAAAATGTGTGCAGAAGGCGGCCACCTCCCAGCCGCTCAGCTCCCCGCGGAACTCTTCCGCCAGCGCCTCGATGTCCCGCAGGGTCTGCTGCGACTTCTGCTTGCGCGTCTGCCCCTCGGCGAGCAGGCAGATCGCCATGAACAGCGGGCCCTGCTCGCGCCCATAGTCGTAGATGGAGCCGAAGGTGATGGTCCGCACGTCCACGTCGCGGAAGATGCGCTCGCCCAGCCATTTGTTCTGCTGCCACGAGAGCGGCTCCAGGCGATACGTGACGCCGCCGATCTGATAGGTGCGCGCGAGCGCACCGTCGGTCTGGTCTCTCTGGTCTGTCTGGTCCATCTGGTTGCTCTCGTTTCTCTGGCTTGTTTGGTTTGTCTGGTTCATGGGTCCTGGCTCATCACGCATCACTCGTCACCGCCCCTACGTCCACGCTTCCGACAGTTCGTCGTTGCCGCCGGCGGCGCTCCGGGCCAAGAGAAAATCGGCGCCGAGCGTGGCGATGCCGTTCCGGTCGGACGGCGCGATCTTGGTGTACTGGCACACGGGCGCGGTGATGATGAGGATGTTGCCCGCGCTCCCGGTATGGCGCCAGGTGAGCGCCCCCGTGGTGCCGGCGAGCCAGCGGCCGTAGAAATCGTGCGTGGCCACGAGCTCCATTTCAGGATCGAAGCTGCCCTTCGGCTCGCGCTTGGTGAGCAGCGCGCTGATGTAGCCCTCGGCCTTGTTGATGTCGGGCCGCGGCTCCAGCACGTTGCCGAGATCGAGCGAGATCTGCGAGAGGAACGCGGCGAAGGACGCGATGGTGAATTGCGCGGAGAGGAGCGCGATCGGCACGGTCGTCTCCACGCCGGAGGGCGTGGGGAGCGCCACGTCGGACACGCCGTCGTAGATGCCGACGAATTCGTACTCGTACATGCCGGGTTCGCCGTTCTTGGCGACGTATTTCCGGTTCCCCCGGGCGCCGCGGATCTGCTGCCGCACGCCGTCCATGTAGAGGGCCAGGGTGAGCGTGGGGATGCTGGCGAGCGCCGACACGGGCGCATAGGTCACGCTGGTGGAGGCGACGACGGTTTCGCCGAGCCCGCAGGCCTTGTTCAGCTTGCCGATGGCCGGCGCCGTGCCGGCCGCCCCCGACCCCTTGGCCTCGACTTTGAAACTGATCCGGGCGAGGCGCGTGCCGGGGATCATCTTATACGGCGAGTAGGAGACGTCCAGGATCTCGCGCTTGAACATCGGCACGTCGGCCTCGAACTTGGGCTCCATGATCTGCACGTTGCAGTCGGCCCCGGCCAACGTCTCCGCCACGCCTTCGGCGGCTTCGATCTTCGCCCCCAGCACCTGGCGATTCGTGAGAATACGTCCCATGTCGTCCTCCGTGAAGCGTGACGCGTGATGCGTGACGCGTAATGCGCGCTAGTCGCGCTCTGATTTCTTCGGGGGCTCGACCAGCTCGGCGCTGCCGCCGTTGAGCAGCCGCTCGGCCTCGGCCTTGGGCAGGTCGAGCACGTCGCCCGGCTCGCCGACCTTTTCCTTCTTCTCGTTGTAGTAGGTGCAGGAGAGCTTCACCTTCATTCGGTCCTCCGCTGATCGCCCATCACCGATCACCCATCACTATCCGGCCACGGTTGGATCCGTCCGCCGATGGCGGTAGCGGATGTCGTAGCCGAGCACCCGCCGCAGCTCCGGCATGCCGATCTGCACGTCGTTTTCGCCCGCTTGGGTCTCTTCGGTATTGACCGCGTCGCCGCCGCGGGTGTGGTCGACATTGACGGCCTTGCGCACGTCGGCCTCCAGGCTGTTCATCAATTCTGACGCGGACCGGCTGTCGAGATCGGTCTCCTGCCTGGCGATGATCACGAGATCCACGTGCTTCCGACGGGACACGAGGCTATAGGCGCCGGCGAGCGGCCCGTCGAACTCGACCGTGTCGTCTCCGTCGATGATCAGGACGCCGTTGCCCTCGATGGGATCTTGGCCGTCCTGCTTGAAGCGCTGCACCGAATGGACCGTATTCGCGTAGCCGTTGGCGACGGTGACCGCTGCGATGGTGGTCTGCAGATGTTTCATGATGCGTTCGGCCACGCTCTCGGCCATTGCTACACCACCCGCTGGATAAAGCTCGCCGCGGCTTTCATCTGCTTGTCGATCGCCTCGCGCATGGCCCGGTGCACGGCGTCGTTCACCTTCTCGTAGGCCTGGGGCAATTCCCGCCGCCAGAGCGCTTCGAAGCCGAGTCGCGCCGGAATGACTACCTGCCGCACCCGGGCAAAGACATGCCCCTTGCCGGCTACGCGCGTTTTCTTGCTGAGGTACAGCCACTCGCCGTGCGTGGGTCTGATCGTCGCGCCGTCTTCGTGCACGCGCAGAATGCGGCTGATCTTGTTCACCGCCTTGAGGCTCGCGAGATCGCGGCCCGTGACGAAGGCCTGCACGTGCTTGCCCTTCTTGAACTGCCCGCCGGTGATCCCGGGCGCACCGGAGAGCCGCTCGCGGATGACTTTCTTCCGCACGCGCCGCGTCCAGCGGAACAGTTCACTTTTTACGTTGCGCTGCACGAGCTGCGGCGCCGTGGTGAGCGCCTGCTTGAGCTCGTCAAAATTGATGGCCTCGGCCGCGATCGCGCTCGGCATTTATTTCACCACCACGGTAAACATCCCGCCGTCGCCGGCGACGAGACCGGCATCTTCTTTGTCGATCACCACCACCGTGAACTCCGTCTCCTGGCTCTCGCTGAGAGTGCGCTTGAACTTGATCTTGTCTTTGCCCTTGGTGATCGCCGTCACGCCGTTCGTCGCATCCTTGGGAAACGTCACGAGCAGGCTGTGCTCCGGATACGCGACGCCGGTCAGCAGCGCCACCTGCGACGGCTGCCGCTCGACGAGCGCCCGGAACGTCTTGGCCACCCCGCCGTAGGGCTGGTAGGTGACCAGCTCGCCGCCCAAGGCGGCCACCAGGTTGACGGAGTCCGACATCTAGACCAGCCGGTCCGGGTCGTCGAGATCTCTGGCCTTGGGCTTCGGCTCGCCGAAGAGTTCCTCGGCCTCCTCGATATGGTGCTGGATCTTGGCTGCCTCCTCCTTCGTCATCTCCACTTTGTCGCCGGGCCCGTATTCCTTGTTGTTGTGCCGGAGCACGCCGACGGTGCTCTTGAGCGTGACCTTCATCGCGGACTCCCTTCGTGCGTCGTGAGTGAAGGCCGCGGGCCCGAAGGCCCGCGGCAGAACCTCCTGCTCAGGGACCGCCGCCGCTTACGCGACGGCGTTTTCGATGATGTAGCCGATGTCGCTGGCCGTGATCTTTTCGTCGGAGTTCCAGCCCGTCTTCAGATAGACCGCGCCTTTCATCCCGCGCTTTTCGTCGAAGCTGCGGAAGGTGAGCTTGCGCGTCTCGCTGAAGGTCTTGGCGAAACAGATCGTGCGGACTCCGACCGACCCCGGCGGCACATACAGCGCGCCGGCATGCTTGCCCCAAATGCGGGCGTAGGTGTCGGTCTGGCCTTCCTTGGACGAGATGTACCGCGCCCGGCCGACGAGCACGCGGTCCACGTCGAAGAGGGCCGCGACTTCCGACTGGGTGGCCAGGCCGCCGCTGTTGCTCTGCATGCGGCTCGCGGCCTTGACGGCGTCCAAGATCTCCGGCAGCCGGCGGAAGACGAGCCAGGCATCGATGCCGAACCAGAGGGTGTTCGCCCGCTGGAAACAGGCTTCGATGGCGTCCTGGATGTCCTTGATGGGATTGTCCGCCGAGCCGCTCCACTGGCCGGTGCCGGAGAGCGTGACCTTGTTGCCGCTCGGATAGTTCGCCGCCGTGGTGAACAGATCGGCGACGCGCTTTTCCTGCGCGACCTCCAACATGAGGTTGACGAAGTCGTTGGCATCCTTTTCCGGCGAGAGCGGCGTGTCGGCGTTGTCGATCTCTTCCTGGGTGACGTAATCGGCCAGGGCGTGATCCTTGACCGAGTAGTTGTCGCTCGACACCTCGTAATCGATCTCGTTGGCCATGCTCTTCGGACCGATCTTGTCGTCGAAGAGCCGGAAGGCGTTGGCCTTGTTGTACTTGAAATACTTGTCCGATCGTTTCCCGACCGGCACGACGGGCGCCACGTCCTGCCAGATCATCTCCTCGTTCTTGTACTGCAACGAGAAGTTGGTCATGATCGAATCGACGTGTAAATTCCTCGGTTCCGGCATGGTCGTTTACTCCTTCTTGCGTGGTGAGTTGCCCCAATGCCCCAGGCGACTGGGGCTTCTCTCCGTTATCCTTGCGGCCGGCTCGGGTTCAGCAGCACGGGGATGATGTCGTCCGCGACGCCCGACGCCAGCGCCCGCCCGATGCTCGCGTAGTTCGTGCCCGCCACGGCGCCGATCGCCACGGCCTTGCCGTTGGCATCGGACGTGAGCAGGGCTCCACGGGTGACCGTGCCGCCGAGCTTGACCTTGCTGATGCCGGTGAGCATGAGCCGGATCTCCTCGCCGGCCGCCGTGGTGGTGTGCTGAAACACGCCGACCAGATCTTCCGTGGAGGCCGTGGCCTGGCTGAACGTGTCGTCGTCCGCCCCCGGCTTGGCGATGAGATAGGCCGTCGCGACGGCGGCCGTGCACTTGACTGATTTCTCGATGCCTGCGGTTTGTCCCATCATGGTGGCAATCTCCCGGTTAAGGCTCGCTCCGTGTGTGTCGTCTCGCTCCCGTTATCGATGGCGGAACAGGGCCGGCTGCTCTTTCGCCGCCGTCAGCGCGGCCTTCTGATAGTCGCACTTGTCCCGCTCCTGAATGTCCTTGATCAGCTTCTCGCGCTTGGCATCATCGGTCTTCGCCTCGGCGGTCTCCACCGGAGCGGTCGGCACGACCGGCGCAGGCGCATCGGCAAAGAACTCCTCGAGCTTGCCCTGCTTCCCCTTGCGCTCGGCCTCGAGCACCTTCACGGCCGCTTCCGGTCCGGTGGTCTTGCCGTCGAACATCAGCTCTTGAATCAAGGCCTGATGCCCCGGCAGGAACTGCGCCTGCACGCCCTTGATCCGCTCCCGCTCCTGCTCGGCGCCGAGCTTCAGCCCCTCGGCCTTGCCGGCCTCGAACTGCTTCTCCCCCTCGGCCCTGCCCGCCTCGAGGCCTTCCTGCTTCCCGGCGTCGCGCGCCTCGCTCACCGCCTTGTCGAGCTCCGCCTGCGTGATGACTTTCTGTCCTGCCGTTCCGCTCATACGTGCTCCTCCCGTCGGTTGTCTGGTGGCTAATTCGCTCACGAGGGCGTCGAAACTCCGCACGCCGTCGACGAGCCCGCGCTCCACGGCCTGCAGGCCGAGAAAGATCCGGCCGTCCGCCATGTCCTTCAGCACTGTCTCCGGCGTGACGCCGCGGAACGTCGCCACGTCCTGGACGAAGACCGAGTAGATGTGATCCACCTGCTCTTGAATCGTGGCCCGGCCGATGTCGGTGAGCGGCGCATGGCTCGACGCGATGCGCTTGAACTTGCCCGCGACGATCTCGGTCGTTTTGATGCCGCGCATCTCTTCGAACTTCGACCAGTCGGTGTGCGAGGCCACCACGCCGATCGACCCGATGACGACTGTGTCGCCCGAGATGTACAGTTCCTCGGCCGCCGCGCCGATCCAGTAGGCCGCGCTGCACATCATGCCGTCGGTATAGACGGCGATCGGCTTCTGCCGGCGGGCCGCGAAGACCTGCCGGGCGAGCTCCTGCGTGCCGTCGACGGTGCCGCCGGGACTGTCGATGTGCAGGAGAATCACGTGCACACTCCGATCCTCCAGCGCCTGCCCGATCGCCTGGCCGATGAGCTGCGTCGACGCGCCGCCCGAGATGTCGGAGAAGAGGTTCGCCTTCTTGGCGATCGTCCCCTCGATGGCGATGAGGGCGACGCCGTCCAGATTCTGGTACGGCTCCCGCTTGCCGTCGGCCGGTTTCAACTTGATGATCCCGGCCGCGCGCAGGTTGCCGAGCTCCTCGTCGGTGAGCGACTGGCCGCGCACGTGCCGCAGGTAGACTTCCTGGATCTCGGCGAACTTGTCGGGCGTGATCGCCCACGGCGCCGTCATGACGTCGAGCAGCTTCACCGCTGATCCTCCAGGTCCTCGAGGGTGCGCTCGGTGCCGGCGGCGCCAGGCTCGGCCGGTGCAGACGTCTGCACTCCGGCCGGGGCCTCGAGCCCATCGCGGACGCGCATCCGCTTTTCTTTGACCTGCTGTGCGTGTTTCCGGTCCCAGTCCCCGCCCGTGAGCTGCGCCGTCTCTTCGGCCCGCGTGCTGATGCCCAGCTCGATGCGCCGGCCCGCCGCTTCGACTTCGGCCTGCTCGTTGATCATGCCCTTCGCCGGCCCGATCCAGAGCGCGCCGCAATAGGCCTTGCGCAGCAGCGGATCCGTGAGGAAGCCTGGGGCGGTGATCCGGCCCGAGAGCACGGCCTCCCAGAGGAAGGCCTCGTAGACCGGCTGGCAGAAACTCTGCGCGAGCCACTGCCGGCGCATGATGAAAAATTTCCACGCCTCCAGGATGGCGGCGCGCGCGGCGGAATAACTGGCGGTGAAATGCTTGATCAAAATCTCGAAGGGCAGCTCGAGGCCCACGCCGATCTGCCGGAGCACGGCCTGCACGAACGGGTCAAACGCACTGTTCGGGCGGCCCGGGTTCGCCGTCTCGATGGATTCGCCCGGCGCCAGTCCCACGATGGCGCCCGCGGCGAGCTTATAATCCTCGTCGCTGGTCAAGCCGCCGGTCTCGCTGGCGGGTGCCATCGGCGCCATCGCGCCGTCGCCCAGGTCGCTCTTGACGAAGACGGTGTACATGCCTGCGATGACCGCCGCCATGATCTCGGCGTCCGTGTACCGGTCGAGCTGCTTGAGGGGCTTCATCACCGGCGCGAGATACGGCACGCCCCGGCTTTGGTTGGGCCGCAGCGGCTTGAAGAGATGCAGCACGTTCCGCCGCCCGCTCTTGCCGTAGGCCTCGAGGCGCTGCCATTCCGTCTTCTGCGTGGCGAGGGTGGTGCCCGGGTGCGTGGACTGGACGTGATACGCGACGGCCGCGCCGTACTGGTCTTTCTCGACGCCGCCGGCCAGCCGATCGCTGTCGGGTTTGTTGTGGGGATTGCTGAGCCGATCCGCTTCGACGAGCTGCAGCTTCGTGCGATAGGGCGAGCCGTCGCGGACAAACGCCGGCAGCACCACGAGCACATCCCCGCTGGCGAGCACCGAGCGGAACGCGAGTTCTTGCATGCCGGTAAAGTTCAGGGTGCGGGCCGCGTCGACCTCCGGGCTCTCCGAAAAGAGACACCATTCGCGCTCGGTCTGGTCTTGCCAGGCTTGCGCCTCCTCGTCGGACATGCCGAGCGCCCGTGCATCGATTTGGGGCTCGAGCAGCAGCCCGGTCCCGACGACGTTGGTCACGACGGTATTGACGGCGCCGCCGGCGAGCGGCGCATTGCGCAGCAGATCGCGCGAGCGGGCGCGCAGGATATCGAGATCGTAGATGGCATCGCTGTCGGCGTCGCCGATCTGCGGGTTCCATTGCGAGAGCGCGCGGTCCGACCGCGACGCGCCGACATAGGCCGCCGTCACCGCTTCGAACATCCGCGCCTTGAAGCGCTTGGCGCCATGGATCGGCGCCAGGAACCGCACCGCCCGGTCGAGCCAGTTCTCTTTGACGGTGATGGACTGGCCGGCGATAGTGAGATGGCGTTCCATCGTTACACCGGCGTGGCGCCGCGGACGGTGATCCCGCCGTTGGTGAGGCGGACCACCCGGGCGTTCCAGAGCTGAATGCCTTTTTGAATTTCGGCCAGGTTCGCCCGCGTGAGGCGGCGGCCGTTGATGTCATACGACTGGCCGGCAAGCACGGCCGTTTCCGCCGCGAGGTAACTGGCGAGCTGCGCTTCGGCTTGGGCTTTCGTGATCCCGGCCATGATGGCCGCGGAGTCTACGCGTGCCGGTGGAATCTACCAGGCACAAAACGTCACTAAACGTCACTGAACGTCAGCGATGTGAGGGAAGAGAGGAAGATTTGTTGAGGGAAGGACTGCGGCGGCGTGCCGTGGACGGCACCCCGCGAGGATCAGCCGCCGTGCCCGGAGGCACCACGGCGCCGCTTTTCACGATGCAGCGACCGCTGCAGATAGTCGCGGATGGATTCCATGAGATCGACGCCGTCGTCGTTCCGAGGAGCAAGCGTGACGGCAATGGCGAGGCACTTCTCGGCGAGCAGGAGGCGGAGCTGGTCGAGCACGGATTTCATGTCGGCGGCTCCAACGGGCCCGCCCATTCAGCTTCCACTACACTTTCCAGTGGAACGCCGCACATATCAACGCTGCGTCGCCTATGCCCATACTGAACAAAAACGATCCAGGGCACGCCATCCATCAGCTCGATGAGCACTAATTCAGGGCCTGGATGGTTTGAGACACTCTTAGCCCAACAAACAGAACGGTAGTTCCTGATCCAATAAAACAACGGCTCGCCGGCAAGCGGCTTCTCGGTCGTCCATGCTGAGCGCTTCTCCTCAGGATGACAGGGGCACTTGCCCGGCTCGCCTTCCCACTGCGCACGACAATTCATACACACATATCGAGCCCGCTCCGGAACTTCGTAGATCGAGATATCAATCCAGCGATGCGGACACGTCGATTGAATATCTGCGTTCATGCCGGCGGCTCCAACGGACCGGCCCATTCACACGCGCTAGTCATCACTGCCATCCTTCAGCCGCTTCCCCAACGGTGTCGTCAGTTCACGTATCCACTCTTCACGATGCTTTCTTAAGTCCACCAGGTCTGTGACGTCATACTCGAATTGTTTTCCAGTGCTGTTAGCATATCGCTGAAGCCAATTCTTGACGGTCATGCCGTTCACACCTAGGATGCAGCCCGCCTTTTGATACGTGAACCCAGATAATAAAAGTGCGACGGCCGCCCTCACTAATACTTGCCTTTCCACCCCACGCTCGACGAGCGTAGCTGCTCGTTTAATACATGCCAAAGCATCTGCCTCAGATTGGTGTGAATGGCCTCGAATATTGCAGAGCCAGGCCTCTACGTACATTTCGATTTTGACTGGTCGCTCGCTCATTGCACCCCTCGCGAAATCACCCGCCGCTTCGTGGGCGCCGGCGGCGGGCAGAGACCCGCAGTCTTCGATTGCTCGATCAGCCGGTCCACGTCGGCTTGCGGAATTCTATACTGTTTCCGGATGCAAATCACGTTGGGGAACAGCCCTTCGGCGATCCAGTCGTACACCGTCCGGATGCGCTTCAGCTTGAAAATGCCGGCGACTTCCTCGGGCGTGAGCAGCTCCGGCACTAGGCCACCCCGCTGGAAATCAGGCGTCGGCCCCGCGCGGCGGCCGACGGCGTCACCAGCGCCGCGGGCACCGGCGTCGAGACGGCCGGCTCTTCGGTGGACGGCAGCACGATCTGCCGAGCCTTGGCGCGGGCCGTGAGCCGCTCCCATTCGGCCGCCATCTGGTCCAAGGGCGGGTTCCAGATCGAGAGCGTGGCCAAGTTGTAGACCCACAGGTCCAACGCTTCGTTGCGCGTGCGGATTTTTTTGTAGTAGTAGCCGATCTGGACGCCGCGATCGTACTTGTGGCGCTTCTCCTCGCTGGCCAGCTGCGCGAAGTATTCCTCGTCGTACTCCGGCCGGTTGGGCCAATGCATGTAGCCCGGGCCCGGCGCCGCGAGCTTGAACCGCGGGAAGAGCGTGTCTTTTCCCGCCACGGTGCCGATCTGGTGGAGCTGCAGCCGAAAGCGCCGCTGCGTTTTCGGACGCGGCGGGATGAACGGAGCACCGTGCTGATTGCTCCCTTTGAGGGCGTAGGCGCGCCCGCGGTACCGCCCCACGTACCAATAGGCCTCCTTCGTATGGTGCCCGCCGGTGTCCACGCCCACGGCCTCGACGCGCAGCGCGATCCCGTCGGCATGCTCACGGCGCAGCTGCAGCCAGTCGGTCAGATCCTTCCAGACTTGCGGCTGCCCGGGCGAGCCGGCGAAACGCCGGTACTCGATCGACCAGGCCTCTTCGTCTTTGCCCCACCCCACGATCTCGGCTTCGAGCCGATCGTCCTGGACGTCCACCGCGGCGGTGAGCACGAGCACGCCGGCGGGACAGGGCGCCTCGTACGTCTCGCGGCGCTGATACAGCTCGCTGTGCTCGACCTTCTCGCCTTTTTCTTCCCACGTCTCGGCGAGGATGGTGTTGGTGAAGGTCTTCAAGTCGCGCGGGTCGCCGGCCTTGAGCTTGTCGTTTGCCGCCAGCCATTCCTGCGCGAGCCGCGCCCACGGGTACGCCCAGCCGTAGGGCTGATAGAGCAGGTTCAAATGAAAGGAGCGCACCGGGTTGTCGGGGTCCTCATGGATCCACCGGGCGCGCACCGGGTCCATCATCCAGGTCTTGTACCGCTCGGGGATCAGCGCGCCGCAGCCGGCGCACTGGTACGCCGCGTCTTCCGGCCGCTTGACGCCGTCGAACGTGAACATCAACTGGCCCCACTGCAAATGCTGCAGGTGCCCGCAGAAGGGACAGGGCACGTGATAGCGGCCGCGGCTGCCCTTCTCATAATCCGGCTCGATGCGGCTGCTGTCGGCCACGAGCGGCGTGGAGAGCTCGAAGATCTTGTAGCGGGCATAGGTGGCGGCGCGCTTTTCGATCAAGTCGGCCGGGTGGCCTTCGTCGTCGATGTCGTGCGGATAGGCGTCGACCTCGTCGATCACGATGTAGGGCGCGCTGGTAAACCGCATGCCCACGGCGCTGTTCGCCCCGATGAAGTTCACGAACCCGCCCAGATATTCTTTGGCAAAGGTGGTGTTGCCGCTGTCGCGCGACCGCGCTTCTTTGACCTTGCCCTGGAGGCAGGGCGTGAGCTCCAGCATGGGATCGACTTTTTCCTTGGAGATCTTCTTCGCGAGGTCTTTCGTCGGCTCGAAGATGAGCATGGCGCCGAGCGCCCGCGCGATGACGAAGCCCAGCCAATTCACCGCGGCCTGCGTGCCGCCGACCTGGACGGGCTTCATGAACACGACTTTCCGGCAGGGATGCGACGGGCTGAGGCACTGCATGATCTCCTGCAGGTACGGCGTGCGGCTCGTGCGCCATTGGCCCGCCTCGGCCACGTAGCTCGGCAGCTGCACATGCTGATCGGCCCACTCGTCGATGGTCTGGACCGGATCCGGCCGCAGCCCCGCCCGAAACGCGACGGTGTAACACCCCGGATCGGCGAGATGGGCAGTGCAGACGTCTGCAGTCATCGCGCTACCCTTTTCCTGGCATCCCGATAGGCAGCGCCGGTGAGGAGCAGCGCGCCATGGCTCCCGCACTTGACGCAGAAACTCATTGCCTTCATGCGCATCGCGGCCGCCGTGAGATTCATGGGCACCTGGAGCTGCTCAACCCATTCGTGCTGGCACGATGGACACTGCAGGATCATCATCGCGGCCACTCCCGCACGCGCAGACCCTCGGGCCATTCGGACGGATCGCCGCCTTTCTTGTCGTACAGTACGAGGCACCGGCCTGCACACGGCTTCGGGATCTCGCTCGCCTCGTACCAGCCGCAATGATCTCGCTGATACGCGGACTCCGGTTCATCCCCGTGCAGGCGATCGACGCACCATCCCCGAGGCTGGCTGCCGAGCTGCTTCACGAACACGGGCACCCCCGCCGCCCGGCACTGCCGCACGATCGACCGGATCCACGCCACGTCGCACAGCCGCGCTCCCGGCCCGCTCTCCCCGCCGACCACGACCCAATCGAGGCCGCGCCACATGAGATGCGCACCATCCGCATCGATAATCCATTCTCCCCGACCAAGTCGCACATGACGCCCAGAAATATGTGCGGGAGGTTGGAGGTAACAAGATATGTCCACCGGCCCCAGCATCGGCTCCAGGCTGATCCACCGCACCGCCGCCGGCGTCTGGAGCAGGAGCGGAATGCGCTCGTCGGCCGTTTTCTGATCTTCGACGGAGACGCCGAGCCAGACATGCTCGCAGACCTTGAAGCCGGCCCGCTTTCGAGCAAGGGCACGATAGGCCGCTTCTTGTGAGCGGGACGCGACGATCGATCCCACAAGTTGCCAATCGTTCCTGGTCAAGAAATCAAGCATGCGCTGCGGGCGTTTCGTGAGGATCTGATAGACGTGCCAGTCCGCGATGCACATTTCGGCCCATACTCGATTGATAAACTCCTCTGGCACATCCTCATGGAACAGATCGCTCATCGAATTGACGAACACCCGCCTCGGCTTCTTCCACCCCAACGGTTCATCGAGCAGCTCCGGCACCAGCTTGATCTTGCCGGTCCACCGCGGCCCCTGCGGGCCCAGCTCCGTCAGGCCCTCGTAAGGCTTGCCCGGTCCGCTGAACCGATGCGCCTGCTTCATCGCGTAGCAATGCGCGCAGCCGGCCGAGACGAGCGAACACCCCCGCACGGGATTCCACGACACATCGGTCCACTCGATGTCGGTGACGGTGCTCATGCCGCTGCCGTACCCTTCGTGTCATCGCCGGCCAACGCCTCCAGCGCCTGCCGGAGCTCGCTCTCCAGCAGATCGTGCACGCGCCGCTGATCGGTTTCCGCCGCGAGGATCCCGGCGAGCCGCGCCGGCACGTTCAGGATAGCGTCCCGCACCAGCCGCGCGACGCGGAAGGATTCCGTCTCGACGGCCTCGCGGCGGACCAGCGTGCTGATCCGCTCCAAATAATCGAGCTCCGCCAGCTTGGCCTTGAACTTCTCGCGCTTGGCCTGGTGCTGGGCATACGTCGGGTCCTTCGGGCCCGGGGCGTCTGAATCAGAGGTCTCTTCCGGATCCCGCGGCGACTCGCCGGGCTGCACGTAGATGGGTTTGGCAAACGGCGCGCGGTCCGCGTGCCGCGCCGCCTCCCGCCGCTTGTCCGCCTCAGCAAAATCGAACGGCTGCAGGTAGTCGATCCCCACCCGCTTGAGTTGCTCCGCCGCCGCCGGCTTCGAAATGCCCGCATGGTTCGCATACGCCGTCAGATACCCCGGCCGTTTGCCCATCACGTCGTCAGCCTCGTTTAGAAAATCCTAAGTAGTAAACCCCTACCTATGACAACCTCGATTCCCCCTCTACCCCTAGCCCGTTTCTGCGGCTTTGCTCACCCGCATGGGTGGCAGGCTGGGAAGGACCCGTCACGCTGAATCGCCTTGCATCCGCGCGAGGATCTCACGGGCACGGACCAACGCGTCGACGTCCTCCCGGATCTGGACGATCGCCGCATCGATCACCGAGAGCGTGTTGCCTGCGACCGCGCGCGGCACCACGGTCTTAGGCTCACGCACCGCCGGCACCGCAGAGGATGCCGCCTTGGGCTTGGCGCTGCCCCCCCCTACGACCGCCTGCTCCTCGGCCTTCTGCGCACGCCGCTTCGCCATCGCGGCCAGCCAGTTCTTTCGGTGTTCTTCGCTCGTGAATCGTGGCATCGCTCGCTCCTGGTTGATTGCCGCCTGGATCACGGGGACCGGACATCCCGGCCGCCATCCGCAATTCACACACCGCACATCACCAGCATCATCGATCAGCCGCGCCTGGCACTTGCCGCACGTCATGCCGCCGCGTCCGTCTTGGGAGGCATGGTCGTCGCCAGCCGTTCGTTGTGTACGCGGCAGGGCCGACAGGTCCGGACGTGGAGCGGGAGACAGCCCACATGCACATCGAGCCGGCACCAGCCCACCGCGTAACGTGTCACGTCGATCCCCTCGATCGGCTGCTTGCATTGCGGACAGATCGGGTTCATGCCGCCACCGCCTCGGCATGCCAGATCGTGTGGACGCCCTGCAGCACCGGCCACAGCTCCTCCGGCGGCCGGCCCCACCAGCCGCGGGACGGATAGGCCTGTTGGAGCCATGCGTGCCACAGCAGAAAATGCTCGTAGCTCCCGCCTTGCTGCGGCGCCGTGAGACAGCGCTTGTGCCAGTGACAGTACACCGGCTTGTCGTCCAGCAGCGTCGTCACTGGCAGCTGGCACACGTCGTTCCACGCGCACAGCCGCCACGTGATCCCGGTCTTCGGACTCGTCGCCGTTCTCACTTGCCCACCTGCGTGATCAGCGCCTGCACCGCCGGCGACACGGGCTCCAGATGCGGCACCAGCGCCGCCGCGTGCGCCTGGCTGATCTGGTTTTTCTTCACGGCCTCCTGCAGCGCGAGCTCACGCCCGGCCGGATCCGTCCCGAGGCTCACCGTCCACGTGGGCGCCTGGTTCTTCGCACGGGCCCGACTCACCAGCTCGCTGTACGATTCCCTGAACGCCATCCTCGCCGCAACCGGATCATCCGCCAGCGCCGCCGCCACGCCGTAGGCCTCCCGCATCTCGTCCGTCCACACCACCGACACCTGCTCGTTCACCAGACAGCGCGACACCAGCGCCCACGCCTCTTCCGGCTTCGGATGCTGCCCCGGGATGCGATCGAGGATGTCGGCCAGGGAGAGCTTGCGGCACTCCCGCCGGCAGCGTGTCAGCGCCTCCAGCACATCCGCCTCGGGGTAGCGGACGAGCTCCTGGACGATCGCCTTGAGCGAGGCGTCGCTCACCGCCTGGCCCACCAGCTCGAACGTCACCGTTACCGCCTCCAGCAGATCCATCAAGTCACCTCCCGCAGCTGCGCCCGCACGCGCTGCACCTGCTCACGCACGTTATCGCGCTGCTCCGCCGAGAGCGCCTCCCGGCTCGTCGTCTTGACCCCACGGGCCCACTGGTTCCGCAAGCCTTCGGCATCGCGCAGGAGCGGCCCCACGGTGTGATTTTTCTTCACATACCACTGGTCGTTGTGCGTGAGATAAAACGCCGCCACATGCGGCGCTTCCTCGGCGCCCAGGCGCTTGACCAGCTGCGCGAGCTGGCCGTTGACCATCGCGTTGCGCACCGGTGGTCCGCCGTAGCGACGGGCAAAGGCCTCGGCATAGGCCGCCCACGTGCGCCCCACCGGCGACTCGGGGGGCGGCGCATCAGCGCACCCCCCCGAAATCTTTTTCCGAGACGGACGGGACGAGGACGAGGACGAGGACGAGGACGAGGACGAGGACGAGGACGAGGACGAGGACGAGGACGAGGACGGGAGCACCGTTACTAACGGCGTTACCAACGGCGTTACATCACCCGTTACGAACGGCGTTTGTAACGGAGTGTGTAACGGCGTTACATCAGGCGTTACAGGTGTGGATGACTTGGGGGTAGGTTGTGGATGATGGGGCTCAGGCGGCTCCGATTTGGGGCGCTTCCCCCGCCACCGTTCGACCCGCGCCCGGGTCTTGGCTTGCTCGGCGAGATAAACCGCCTTCGACGGGTTGTACTCCAGAAAATCATGGATCATGTAGCCGCCGGACACGGGCTGCCACAGGCCATGTTCCACCATCACGCCCGCCCAATCGATCTCGGCCGCGCTCCGGCCCTGGAGCGTCACCGTCTCAAAGCCGGCCGAAAACTGCCGCACGATGCCCGCCGGAATGAAGCCGTCCGTGAGATAGCACCCGGCGTAGCACAGCGCCCGCACCTGCACCACGAGCGCGAGCGGGCCCGCCGCGGCGATCTTCGGATGATGCGCAAACCCGTCATCGAGCTTCACCCACATCGTGCAACAACCTCGTGCTAATCAAAAAACCGACGTTTCCCGCACCGCAGACAGACCGCTTCGTCGCGTGGCAGCTCGCCATGCGTGAGCCAGTAGGCCGCATCTTCGAAATACCCGCGCAGGATCGGCTCCCAGTTGTGGAGGCCAAGCCAGCACAGCAGCGTCATGCCGCCCTCGCGCACCGAGAGCACAGATCCGCCTCGGCCCAGATGCAGCCGCCGTCGCAGGCCCGCTCATCGGTACAGCCGCAGACGCGGCAGACCGGCTCCCCGCCGGCCAGGAGCTGCTCGGCCCAGATCACGTCCGCGGCGTCGATGTCGATGTCATCCATAGCGCGCGCCTATCCAGTCCAGGATGTCGCACCAGTTGTCCGTGACGAGATGCGCCATCTTCACCATGAGATCGGGCTCGCGAAGCTCCGGTAGATACACCGCCACGCGCTTGCCCGCACCGATCGCCCAGCCCGTCTCGAGCCCAGCCGACAAGCCGCACGGCATCACCATGATGCAGGCCTCGCACGTCGCCAGGGTGGGAGCTATAACCCCATGCGCGTCTCGCGACGGCGTGAGCGTACACATCGGCTCGGGGGTGCCTTGGCCTCGGAAGTGCTCGCCGCCGTGGTTGCACCGGACCATGCAGGGGGTGACGAGATTGAACCGGTTATGCTGCGTCGTCGCGGTTCCCATCGGCTCGTCAACGTCCTTGGCGCGGTTCTCTCGCTGCATGTCCACGATGAACGGTTTGGGGTTGTCGAGGACGTACCGCTTGATCCCCATCGCGATGCGGCGCATCGTCGCCGGCACCAACGGGCGCTTGCGTTCGAAGATCGACGGACACGGCAGCGTCCAGTCGATACACTCGGCGGCGGTATGCCACGGGAGAAGCCCAGCGGCCTTCGCTTTCTTGGGGTGCGCGTGTGTCGGCGCCGGCCACACGATCGGCGCCCCGTCCCGGCGCGCAATTAAAAACAGCCGCCGCCGATGCGTGGGCGCGCCGTAGTCGGCGGCATTCAAGACCCGCCACTGGATCTCGTAGCCCAGGTTCCGCAGTCGGCCGGTGAAGCGCTTGAACGTGAGCCCCTTGCGATCCGGGTCAGGCATGAGCTCAGACGTTTTCGTGAGCGCGAGGGCATCACAGTGGGGACAGGTCCGGCGCCGGCGTTCCAATGTCGCCTGGCCTTCGGTCCCTTTCCAGCCGCAGTCCCGACAGACCCAGCGCGGAACCAACGGCCCCCATTCTTCGAACTCCCGCACGTTCTCCAGCACGATGAGCCGCGGCGCCGATTCCACCGCCCACTTCACGACGACCCAGGCGAGACTGCGAATCTTCTTTTCGACCGGCTGGGAGCCTTTGGCCCGCGAGAAGTGCTTACAGTCTGGACTCGCCCAGAGCAGGCCGACCGGCTTGCCCTTGGTCACATCACGCGGCGAAAGTTTCCACACATCTTCGGTATAGTGTTTCGTGGTCGGGTGATTCGCCTTGTGCATCGTGATCGCCGCCGCATCGTGGTTGATCGCGACATCCGGATGCCGGCCGAGCGCCCAGGTGATCCCCAAAGAGGCCCCACCGCCGCCGGCAAAACTATCAATGAGGAGTTCGTTCCGCGTCACCGCTCCTGCCCCTCCGGATACAGGCTGCTCTGGCCCGTGCGCACGTCGAGCGCGAGGCGGTGGATCTCTTTGAGAATCGCCTGCTCGCGCATCTGAAAGCCCTTCATCGACTCCTTCCGCTCTTCCTTCAGCGCGGCCAGCATGTGAATCTGCCGCGCCAGCTCCCGGCCCAGTTGTTCCACCGCGACGCTCATGATGTCTCTCCTTCCAGTCGCGTATGCGGCCAGCGGGCGGCATGCAGACGTTTGCCCTTGCCCTGGTGGTGGAGATACTTCCAGACCTGATTGGCCTTCTTCGTTCTCATCTCCAAAATCTGCGCTTCATCAAGATCGGCCGTCGCGCACAGCAGCTCCACGGCGAACTGCACATCCCCCAACTCTTTCATGAGGTGCCCGCGGTTATCGGGTCCTCCGAAGCGATCGGGGTGATACGAGCAGTAGCCATGCCGCTGAACTTTGCCGATGGCCTGGATGGCCTCGCCGAGCTCTTCACACAACAGCGCCAGCCGCTCCGCCTGCGCTGGGGTCAATCGATTAAACGCCATACGACACCGCTACCCTTTCCACCTTCGGCAACTCCTCCAGACACGCCGCCAGCGTGTAATACACCGGCAGGCCGAGCTGCTTGGCGGCGTCCACTTCGCGGTCGCTCCCCGGCGAATGGCCCGGCAGCCGCAGCACCACATGGCAGGCCCTGAGCCAGTGCAGATCGAGCGCGCACCATTCCACGTAGCTATGCGGCTCCAGGAAATGGAGGAAGTGAAACAGGTGGGGACAAAACGGCGCGTGCCCGGCCTTCATCACGGCCAGCGCCGCGAGGCCCGCCGTGCGGACATTGTCGGCCTGGTCACCGTGCGAGTACGGTCCGGCAATGTAGACGCGGAGGATGTCAGCCATGGACGTCCCGTAATGCGTGAGGCGTGAGGCGTGAGACGCGCGGCAGCATCCGATCCGCCAGCGCCTGCACCCGATGCGTGCGCACCCCGCCGAACGTCGCCCGCGCCTGGCGCGCCGCCCGCCACCGGCGGGACTTCCATGTGGCATGACATCGCCGGCACCGCCGCACCCGCAGACGACTCACCAAGCCTCCGCAGTCCCGACACGCCCTCATGACGGATCCCCCATTGAAAACTCCGCCACCCCTTCGCCATGAATTTCCGAGAACGACTTCCAACCAGCTTCTGTGAGCTCTCGCGAATACACTTCGCCGAGTGATGTGCACAGATCGAAATAGAATCGCGCCGCCGGGGTGTGAAGCCGGCCGGTGTAGAATCCGCTTTCGGCGGCCAGCCTCATCAGCGACACGACAGAGGCCGGATCTTCACGGCGGTACACGTTCATGATCTACAGGCTGTCCTTGTCGGTGATGGTGAGATCGACGAAGACGAATTGCCCGGGCAACACGCGGCCGAAGGCGTCCGGGTTATTGATCTGCATGTTGAGGCTCGCGCAGGGCGTCCACTTCGACCACTGGGCATTCGCTGAAGCTGGGTCGCTGCTGTAGACCGCGCTCAGCTGCACTTCTTCAGAGACAATATTCCCCTGACCATCACTCACCTTCTTCACCGACCCGACCGACATCTTCATTCGCAGAACTGGTGCACTCATCGCTGCCCACCTTTCTTTGACGTCGTTGATAATTTGCTGCAGCTCGGCCTCATCGACTTTCGGTGTCACCGGCCCGAGCCGCCGGTGACAGTCACAACTCATGACCGCCTCCGCGCCGCCCACCGATCCACCCCGAAGAAATAGCCCGCCGAAAACAGCACGAACACCGCCAGCCCGACCAGCGCGCAGACCACGCCCCAGACGTACCACGGCGCCGCGAGCAGCGTGGCGACGAAGCAGGCCATCACGTCGACTCCCGCACGTGCTGAATCACGGCCAAGACGGCATTGCGCTCCTGGAGCGTGTACTTCTGCTGCACGTGCTTGCTGCAGAGAAACCCCCGGAGCGCCCGGCGCGTGCGAGCCCATTCACGCCACTTGCCGAGGACGTAGCCGAGCCAGACCCCGCAGGCGAACATCACCGCGCAGGTGACGACGAGATCGACCGCCGCCGGCGTCATGCCGCCCTCCGCCGGTTGACCCGGCGAGCCAGCCGGGCGATTTTGCGAAGCCGTTTTCGTTTGTCCTTCCAGCCGCGAGGACGCGACTGGCCGCCGAGCCGCAGCTTGCTTTTGTCCGGCGCGACGTACAATCGCGCACGATTCTGCGTCGCCCTCGTCCCCATCAGGGCCGCCACGAACGCGGGGAAAGAAAAGCCGATGCGCATCACCACCATCCCAGCGCTTTGGCGACCGTGTAGCCGATCACCACCAGCCCGCAGCCGATCAACAGCCGATGCGCCCAGCGCTCGCCGCGCTCCGTCTGGTCCGCGAGCGCGTGACACACCCCGCGCGCGAGCAGCTCGCGCTCATCCATCCGATAGGCCGGGCCGAGCTCCCGCCGCGTCACACCCGGATGCAGCGGCTGCTTCGCCGACGCGTGAATGGCCTCTCGGTGTCCGCGCATCTCCTCCCGCACATGCTGCACCGGCTGTCGCTGCATCGTGATCGCCATAGGTCCCTCCTGGTTGAGCTGGTCTCTCTCGTCTGTCTCGTCTCTCTCGTCTGTCTCGTCCGATGAACCGGATAGACCGCACAGACCGGGCGACAACCAGACAGACCGTCTTATCTCGACGCCCGCGCGAGCAGATGGCCGGCCAGCACACAGATCGGCGGGCCGAACCCGCGCAGCGCCGAGGCGAGCCAATAGGCCCAGCTCGCCCGCTGCGCGGCATCCGGCACCGCCGCGAGCAGCCCGGCGCAGGAGTCGAGCCAGCGCTCCCGCGCAGCCGCATCCCAGGGCGGAAGCCCCCGCGCCTGCGATTGCAAATCTGTGTACAGCGCGTAGAGACAATCCCCCGCGCGGATCCGGCGCCGCGCAGCCGGCTCCACCATCGACTGGGGTCCCTCATGCTCAAAACTAGGGGTTTCCATAGGCCCTCCAGGCCAAATTTTTTTATGGGTCCGCCGTCGACGTCACCGGCGCCGGGCCCGCCGCGCCTCCCGCTGCCGCGCCTGCAGCCGCTCGAGGCCGGTCATGCGACCCTCTCGCGCACCGGCGTAATCGATTTGACCAGCGCATCGAGGCGCTGCTCATCCTGAGCCCGGCGGTCCCAATTGTCCGGATCGAGCACACACAGCGCGCCGGAGACGCGGGCTCACAGCAAAAAGGCGCCAACGGCATACCCGCGGAGCAGATACACCGCGTCAGCAGATTCGCACTTCGCCGCCGCCTCGGCCGCATAACGCGTGATCTGCTCCTCCGCTAGTCCCGTGAGCTGCTCGTACGTCACTGGTTTCATCGCCCCACCACCTTTCGGAGGCGCGTCGTCGCGACTCATGCCGCGCCCTTCGTCGTAAGAACACTGACTGCCTCGTCTACCCAGCCGTAGTGCTTATAGAGAATCTGACGCACGACATCGGCTCGCGACAGCTTCAGTCTTTGCTTATCGCGGTCAATTGCTAGGAGCAGCTTGCGATCGATTGGGAAGCTCAGGTTGGGCTTTTTCATGGACCCCCTCGGAAGAAGTAGCGACGTTGTATCTAACTTTAGATACATTGTCAAGCGTAAAAATTGACACCCAATTAAAGTTAGTGATACGGTTACTGCCGGCCGATACGAATGGGGAAGCCACTAGGTCGGAAAGGAGGTGACAATGCAAATCATGGCGCGATCAACGAGGCGGAAAAAGATGATGCATTTCTACTGCGACGAGCTGCTGGAAGCGGCGATCAAGGCAGCGGCGAAGAAATCAGGCTGGTCGGTGTCCAGCCAACTCCGGTACCAACTCGCAAGTCAGTTCGGACTGTGGAAAGACACCAAGCCTTACCTGCCCACTCAGGATGCCCCAGGAAAAGCCTGACGTGGGGAGATTGTACGGGGCGTAGACAGCTGACAAGGAATGCATCACGGGAGGGATGAGATGGCACGGAGGACTCGAACCGGCGAGAAGATGGTCGGGGCGAGAGGATTTGAACCTCCGACCCCTGCGTCCCGAACGCGGGTTATCACCTAGCTACTTCATCTTACTAGCGTTGGACTTATTCGAAAGCGTAGCAACCCCTCATTTCGCGTTATAGCCAAGCCGTTCGACAGGGCCGTACGGTGGGCGCAGTCATATTGCCATGGAGGGCCCACGACCATGACCGTCGGCGAACTGCTTGCGCTCTATCACACACATCATCTGCACGGGAAACCCTCGGCACCCTACTATGCGCGCCTGGTCCGCCAGGTGTTCCCGCCGATCGCCGCCCTGCCCGTCGACGCGCTGCCAAAGATCGCACTGTTGGAGTGGTGGACGTCACTGGCGGATCGGCCAGGTCACGCCAACAAAGCGCTCGGCCATCTGCGGGCTGCCTTCAACTGGGCGGCAGGGATGGGGCTCACGAATGGCCTCGATCCCACGGCGGGGATCGCGAAGCAGCCGGAACATCCGCGCTCGACCACGACGAGCCCGGAAGAATGGGCGCGCCTCGTTCCGCTGCTGGAAGACTTGCGCCTGAAACACCGCGTGTATTTTTGGTCGCTCTATCTGCTCGGGTCGCGGCCCGGCGAAGTGCGGCTCGCCAAGCCGGAGCACGCCTTGCTCGATCGCGAGATCCCCGGTTGGCTCAAACCGACCACCAAACCTCGCAAACCGCATTTCGTGCCGCTGCCCGAGGAATTGGTGCCGCTGTGGCGGCTCCTGTTGCGCGCGAACCCACCAGAGGCCCGCTGGCTTTTCTGGGGCGAAACGCCCGATAGGCCCTGGTGCCGGACTTCGGCTCAAAAGATGTGGGAAGGCCTGCGCGCCAAGGCCGGGCTTCCCCACCTGTGGCTGAATGATCTGCGCCGCTCGACGGCAAGCGATCTCCTGAACCAGGGGGAAAACCTGGGTGTCGTACAAAGCCAGCTGGGGCATCGCAGCCTGAGCCAAACGGCCAAGTATGCCTGGCTCGCCGTCAAGCCATTACAGGCCGCCCTGCAAAAGCGGACCGATCAGATTATCGGAAAGTGCTCCCTATAG